GGAGCACCTTTAGAAAATACTATATCTGTAGCTTTTTGTTCAAGCTGCCTGCCTAAATTCCAATCTAATTCCACTATTTGAAATGTGATATCACTGTCATTTTTATTTTCTATAACATATAGACCGTACTTTAATCCATATTTATATGCATATTGAGACATTTGGCTAAAATGTTTAGGTTTTGCTTTTGCCAAGCCTAACTTTTCAACATCTGAGTACTTAGTTCCAGTGGCGTTAGTTTTCATTTCAAGGAGCAACACCAAATCCTCTGACAACTCATATCGCGCTGGAGCTTTGCACATTCCGTCTAGTGATCCACCGTAGTGGCCATTAGCTCCCGAAATGCGGAATTGCTTTCCGTTTTCATCAAACTCCCTGACTTCAAATCCGATACCGCGAAGATAGGCGACAAAGCGAGGTTCGGCAGAATGGCCCACATTGAACAGTCGCATCATGCGACCAGAGTGCCGCTCAAGCTTTACCCACCTAAAACCATACCACAATTTTCTCCAGCACGGATCACCGACTTCGGACGCACCTAAGTGATTGCGATGACCTTGCTCATAATAAGTTTCGCAAAAAGCTTCCACATCTGCTGCAATGAGATCGGCTAGCTTGTCTCTGTCTGTGGGTAGGTTAAGATTGAGCATTAAAATTTCCTAATTAAAAAATAGGAGTGCTTACCACGGAAAATAAGCACTCCTGAGTTGTCAGTACCTAATTGTGTTAGTCTTAGCGGTACTGATGATTATTGACGCGAGCCCCACGGCGGGTTGCCAGCAGGAGCCCCGCCATTCTGACCGGGTTGCCAAGCCTGACCAGCCTGCTGAGGAGGCTGCTGAGTAGCAGCGCCCGGCCCATTCCAGCCCGCTGGAGCGCCGTTCTGCTGAGGCTGAGTGTTGACAGGCTGTCCGCCTTGCGGAGCGCTCCAGCCCCCTCCTGGCTGCTGCGTCATGGGCTGAGGCTGTGCCTGCTGGACAGGTTGAGCCTGAGGCTGCTGAGCTTGACCGGGCTTGGACGGATCATTGCCAGCCATGTCATAGACGCGCTTCAGCTCAGTATAGCCCTTCGCGTTGGGGTTATCAGGTGAAGGTTCTTCACCCCTCTGATAACCCACGTCCATGAGACCTTGAGCACCAATCAAAGCTTTACCACCATCACCCCAAATAATATCGTAAACATTAACTGCACGACAAAGAGCAGAAAGTTGCCCATGAGCAATTTCTACAGTCTTTGGGGAACGGTTTAGCCAAAGATTATAGCGATGAATTACGCTACCCTGAGAAGAACTGAATTCAACTTCATAGTATCCACCATCACCAGCCTTATTGCCTTTGATTTCCGTGTTGGTGATACGGAAAGGAACCTTCTGAGCCGGAGGATGAATTCCACCACCGCCCTGATTTGGCTCGAATTGATTAGCGTTAAAAATACCGTTCATAGGCATATATGATTTTCCTTTTGGTTAAGAAGTAAGTTCTTTAACAATCCACATAATGGACTGCTCAAGAGAAGTGATAGCAAGAGAATTGTAACGACCTGTTTTTACCTTGCTAAACAATTCTTCAAGTTCTGAAGCTTTATTTTTAATAGCATCATGCAAAGCTTTTTCTTCATCAGTCAATGCACGATAAGTAGGGCGGAACCTGGACACAGGATGATTTACATCATCTGACTGTCTTGTATCTGGCTTTCCTTCAAATGTGTTAGCCATTATGTGTTATTCCTTTCTAATAGACCATTGGAGGAGCAGTCATTGCTTTCTCCACAAGTTGAGTAAAGTTTGGCGGCTCATACTGGCTTAAGTTACCAGTTCTATTTCTTGATAGCACATTATAGCTTCCTTGGCATTGAAAAGCTAGTGTTTCTCCTTGTACTCCCGGTACATTTGTTTTTGCAAGTCTTAAAATGAAGTCATAAAGATGAGGCACAGAGATAGGAAGCACTTGACCTGGAAAATATGGGCGGCGCATTGTTTGACCGTCCAAATCTTTAATTTCTTCTTTGCACACCACATAAGTATGTTTGTATCGAGTATAATAGAGCGTTCGTAAATGCTCCATAGTGCTTTCGGCCATTTCACCATAGGCTTTAAGACCATGCTTATTATTCTTCTGAGCGTCAATCAAATAGATGTCTGCAATCTGACTTGCGCTATCAATTCCAAGCGTATCAAAATTTTTGGTTTCATTGGAATTGAAAAACCATTTAAAGAATTCATCGATTTTCGCAGGTGTGTAAGCTTCATATGTGGGTATCTTTGAGCCGCGCATAGATAACAGTCCCGGCTCAGTAGCTAAGAGCAATGGACGTGGAGCGGATTGAAGAATTGGAGTTTTTCCAACTCCTGCTGGTCCGTATACGATGGCCTTGCAGCCAAATTGGCTTGCGAAGTCATTAGCCGGCTTGAGATCATTTATGTTCATGCAGCATCATCGGAGTTGAGGTTAAAACTAAAGGCTTTGAGTATCTTTTTTGCTTTTTAGCATTCTCTGACATTTTTCTTTTATGTTCCTCAGATTTAGGCTTTCCTTTATGAGTAGCTGAAATTTTAGCTTTCGCTTCCTCAGTGTGTCTAGTTCCAGCACCCCAAGTATTTCCTAAACTTCTTAATCTAGTAGCTTCTTTCTGAGCTTCTGTAACCTTATGACCTTTTAATTTTGCTACTCTGCTAGCTATATGTTCTGCTGATTGTTTTACTCCGAGCTTTTTCTGTCTTTGCTTTTCTCTTGTTTCAGCAGAACGTTTTATTCCTAAAGAATTTCCAGCGACAGGGGCTAGATTATAACCATTAGGTCTAACACATTTCAATGTGTCAATCCAAAATTGTTCACGCTCTATTAATTTTTCTTTTTCACAACATTCAATTATCTCAAATTTAAAATAATCATTACCATACTTATTCCAAGAATTTTGTAAATAAGAGTTTCTATGGCGATCACCTCTTAAATCTTTTAAATGCCAACTCCAACGCTTTTTAAAATTTACAGCGCTTCCTACATAAATATCATTAGTCCAGATATTAGTGATCTTATAGATACCTGAGCAGCCGAAGTTTAGCGCGAAGTCTCCGGCTGCTTTTAAGTCGTTAATATTCACTTATCTTCCTTCTCTCTAATTTTATCAGAAAGAGTTTTCAATAAAACTGCTGCTTCAATAGGACCAATAGGATGAAGCATTTGAATATAGACACCATATCCATTTTCTTTTAAATATGAAAGTCTAGTAGCTGTTCCATGCTCTGTTGGAAATGTTTCAATTTTTAAACCGCTCATTTCTTCTTACCTTTCGGCTCAACGATATCAAGAGTGGGAGCGCCTTCGGTGATCGTCAACATCCGATCAATGATGCTCAAAATCTTAATTGCGCGCTCATCGCCCTTAGACTTGCGCTCAAGCAAATCATTGTATTCTGTTTTATAGAATGTGGGTTTCCATCCAACCAAACGATCAGCAATGAACGGGCCTTCGTTGCCCAATGCTGAGATGTGGTCAAGACACTTTTCAACTGTATCGTTATCAGCAAGGTTATAGTTATACTTGATGACAGCCTTAAGCTTGTAACCTTCTCCAAGCTCCTTAGTATTGGTGCCTTCCTGCTTCTTTGGAAACTCGCGAGCTACAATATACTTGCGAAGCTCCATTTCATTATTCTTAGCGTCCTCAATTGCCTTCTTCATATCGTTCCAAAGAAGCAATAGAGCATCCTCATTCATAGCATCCCAAGGATTGCTAGGCTGAGGGTTGGTAGGCCACGGCTGAGCAGGCTGTTCTTTAGGCCAAGACGCTGCATTATTCCAATCAGACATTATTTCCATCCTTCATTCTTGAGCATCTTGCTAGCATCACTAGCTTGAGCTTGAGCTTGAGCAGTATTAATTTTTGTTTGCTCAATAGGATACTTTTTAGAGATTTCAGCTAACTTAGCATCTTTTTCTTTCAAATCTTCTTCAATCTTATCACCATTCCCAATAATCTCTTTCACTGCATTCAACCTACCAGCGCGATCAAATAGCAATGCAAGTCGAATATCAATCAAGTCTAGAAATGCATCATCCTCATGCGACCAATTAGCCATGCCGACGGTTTCATTGTAGGCATTAAGATAGCTACGGCGCATGATTGTACGCTGCTCTGACCAAAGTGCTCTATCGTCAATAGATAGAGCATTAAGAATTTCTCTTATGTCCGGCATTATTCTGCGTCTCCAGAAACCTTATTTAGCAATTCTGCTGCAAACTTAATGGCTGCTGCTTCATCATCAAATTGAGCGCTAAATGATACAGCATAAATTTTTGGTTGAACAAAAAGAGCACCAGCAGGAGGCTGCTGCATAGCAGGCTGAGAAGGTGGGACATATCCAATCGCACTGTTGTTGATAATCAGGCTTACGTTTTTCATTCTCTCATTCCTCATTAAAAGTATCGGACAGACTTAGCATCTGCCCAATACATTGTCAATATATTTCTAGTGCTTAGTTGGCTCATTGATAATTTTAAATATTTCATCTTTTGATGCTGTCGGTAGAGCTTTTTCAATTTTCTCTAACTTCTCCAGTTCAAGAGCAGCTTCGCACAAAGCATTATCATATTGCCAAACCTTAATAAGTTGATTTTTGGATAGCTGGCGAAGAAGTCCTGGAAGCCAAGGATTACTCATTACATTATCCTCACTGTTACATTAATTATTCTACATTTATTTCCATTCCATTCGGCTGATAGGGAACCTTAGTCGGCTTGCGGCCGTCAACGTGTACAAACTTCCACAGGCACCAGTTTTTAAGCGAACGCAATTATTCTGGAAC